TTTAACTGCACCTTGAAATGCCTCTGTTCCATTGAACATAACAAAAGCCCTTACACCAAAAGCTGGTGCTGAACCAGACTGTCCACCATCTAACATTGGTGCTGTAACAGTTCCACTATCTCCTGTGGTAACAATATTTCCAGCAGTATCAGGTATATTAATTGTCCTATCAGTATTCGTATTAGGTGCAGCAATAGTAAGAACACCAGTTCCACTTGCGTTTCCAGTTATCTTTACTTGGCTCATATATTATTCCTTTGGATATTTATCTTTAACAGCTTTTATTTTTGCTGTCATGTCATCAGAAAATGCACCAGCTTTATATAAATCATCTAACTGGTCACCTATATTTGGATACTCTGGCTGTCTTTTTCTTTGATATGCTTTGGCATCATACTCTGCTTGAAGTCTTACAATTTCAGCTTGTATTTCTTTTTCTGTTGGTTGAGTTTGTTTTTTATCAACCCACTCTACAACTTCACCTGTAATAACAAACTCTGCATCAGGTCTTAAAGACTGAATAGCTTTTAATTTATCAATCATGCCACCACCTCCAATAAAGTCATAACAGCAGGAGTATTAGGTTCACCAGTTCCACTAGGTGCTGGTTGAGCAGTAAAACTACCACTATCAGTAGTTCGATATGGTCTACCTTGTGTTTTATAAGTAACACTTGAAGTTGTTGCTGGACTATCTAAATAATTTAAACTAAATAACCAATAATGGTTGGTAGATGATGATATGAAATCCAAAAAAGGACCTTGACTATCATTAGGTGGAGTCCAAATAACTGTGCTACCTCTTACAAGTCGAACACCACTACCCATTGCAACAACAGTTCTACCATGAAAAACGTGTTGTGTAACCAAAACTAAAATCTTATTACTAGATGAAGTAGGTGTTATAGATGCACTTAAAGTTGTATCTGTATAAGTGGTTGTGGTAACTGAAACTGTTGTTTGTGTAGTTGCTTGAACCACCTGAACAATCGTTCCAGCTTTTCCTGTATCCACAACAGTAGCTGTATTGCCTGACAATGATAGGTTGTTTAAACTACCATTACTTGTTCCACTTAAAGCTAAAGCCATAAATCTCTCCTATAAAATAACGTATGTACTGCCTGAAGGCACAGTTACAGTAACGCCAGAATTAATTGTTATTGGACCAGTGGACATTGCGTTTTTATTCGTGCCGATTGTGTAATCTGATGTTACCGTTTGGTCATTTTCTACAAAAACTTCATCTGATCCACCGCCCGTTGCACCACCACCTAGTTGTCCCCAAGCACTACCATCATAACCTTCATACTTACTTAAGGTGCTGTTAAATCTTATCATACCACTGGCTGCACTTCCACTTCTTTGTGCAGTCGTGCCCACAGGAAGTTTTAGCTGTCCTGTGCCTGTAACATTAGCATACCCTGTGCCACTTGCTGTAAGATTTACATTACCATTTGTATCAGTGGCTGAAAGCGTATTACCGTCAAGTTTTAAATTATCAACTTCAAACGAGCCTGTTCTTTTTTCATTGGCTTGTAAAACAGTAACCGTTGCACCTGTTCCACCCCCATCAAACTTTAAAACGACATCTTTACCATTAGGTATTTCAAAATCATTTGACGCATTGTATGTGCCTTGAAAAATAATAATGCTTCTACTACCAGATAGACTGTTGCGAATAAACACAATCTTTTCTGCATCATTTGGTGTTAGTTGCACATACGCAGTAGCACCTAAATCGCTACCGTCATTAAATTCTATATATTTGTTTCTACCGTTTGAGCTTGAACCATCTGTAATAGGTAATGTATTTGGTGAACCTGAACTACCCGCAGAAGATAAAGTTACGGTAACAATTCCATTAATCGCTTCATCGATTAAATCTAGATTAGTATTAGTGGTATCCCCCCAAGTTCCACTTTGGGTTCCTGTTTCTATTTTTTCAATACCTAAATTGGTAGTATATGTACTTGGCATTTACGCTGCTCTTCTCCAGTTTGGTGTTTGTTCAGGTTCTACCTCTGTCCATGTTGGACTTTGAGATGGAACTACCTCATTATAACTCGGTGTTTGATTTGGCACAACTGTTATCCATACCACAACTCCATTAACTTGTCCACTAGCTTCTAATCCTGTAACATCAACATCAGCATTAGATTTTACCGTTACTGCATTTGTAAGACCTAATGCTTGAAGACCCCCTGTAATAACAGTAGTTGATCCTGCAGCAACAGTGACACTGCCTACATTTCCAGTGGCTGCTAATCCTGTAGCAGGTACATTAGCTTCTGCATCAATGGTAACACTACCTATATTTGCAGTAGCTGAAACTCCTGTAACAGTAGTATTTGCATTAGCCGAAACAGTAGCACTACCTACGTTTCCTGTTCCTGCAACACCTGTAGGAGTTACGTTAGCGACACCTGTGACAGTAACACTGCCCACTCCACCTGTTGCTACTAAACCTGCAACAGGAGCATTAGCTTCGGCTGCAACGGTAACACCCCCTACGTTTCCTGTTCCTGCTACTCCTGTAACCGTGATATTAGCAACACCTGTTACCGTTACACTACCTACTCCACCTGTGGCTGAAACACCTGTGGCTGATATATTTACGGATAACCCACCTAATGATGAAAAAGGTGCGGACGCAAAGGGGGTGTCAGAAAAAAACATTTACACCACAGTCCAAACAGAACCTGATGGCACAGTAACTGTTATTCCTGAATCTATAGTAATAGGTCCTGCACTTAGTGCATTATAATTTGTTGGAACGGTGTAATTAACAGAAACCGTGGTAGCGTTTGCCATTATTCCATTTGACGCTTCAACTTCTGTTGCTCGTAAAAAACCTGTGCTAATTGTTACATCACCATTTGCATCTAAATTTACAGATTTACCCGCAGGATAAGCACAAAAAACATCTTTAGTTCCTGCTGAAAAATTGGTTGCTGAACCTGAATTTGAAGAAGATAAAACCGTTGTTCTAGCCAAAGTAGTGCCAGAAGATGTATATGTCCCAAGACCCACTTCCCACTCATCTGCTGTTTGATGAGCTATGACATAATAAGTTGTATTACTATTTCCTATTTCAGAAAACGCATCAAACCCTGTAACAGCTCCTGCTAAAGTAACTGTTCCTGTACCCGTAGTGGTCGTAGTTTCCTTTACACGGTCTTTTAAAACAAGAGCCATTTATTGGCTCCTTACGCTATTCTTATAATAGCTGTTGACGCATCTGCTGTCGGAAACTGTATTGTAAAATCACCTGCGGTAGAAGTTTTGTCTCCGCCAAAATCTAAAACTATAACAGTTGGATCACCTGATGCACTGTCATTATAAATTAAAGCACCTCTAGCTGTGACTGTAGCTGTAGAAAAAGTTAAATCACTAAAATCTGTAAAAGCAGTTGTTCCAGAACTTGAGGGGTCTACCCTAGTTAAAGTTCCACCACCTGCACTATATCCTGTTCCAGATACCTCATTACTTGTAGTATAAGCTGTAGTTGACGCATCAAAAGACGCACTATTGGTATACATTGCAAGTTTAAATGTATTACCACCTGAGTTTAAAAAATTGTGTTTAGCTTCCAATAATTCTTTTTTGAAGCTCGTACACATAAAGTTGCCTGAAAAAGCCATGTTATAATCTCCTTATTAGTTCAGCAAGTTTTGGTTGTCCAGCATTTATTATAGCATTATACACGGTTGTTCTGTCACTTTTAACAGCTTGTTGCATGTATACTTCTATAAATTGTTTGATATGTTTTTTAAAAGCATATGCTTGTTCTTTTACTTCAGGTTGTGCATGGTCAGAAATAGATATAATTTTATCTGTGCATCTTTCAGCTAATTCTTCAATACTATGCCCTTTGTTTTCTGTGGTTTTAACATCAATTTTAAAATCTTTAGATAAACCCACTTGCATATCAAACATAAAAATCCCCTATTGTTTTGGTCTAATAACCATTCCAGTTCTATACTGGTCTGTTGTTTCTTTTGCTTCACCCAACATCTTTAATTCAGTAAGAGCTTGAGTAAATCTTTTCTCATACATAGCAGACATGTCTTGCTCACCTTTCATATAAGTATAAGCTTCTAATAAACTACCATACAATAAAGCAAACGGTGCATTAGTGCTCAACCATGTCGTACCACTATCTGCTCCAACCGTTAAACTTGCAGGACGGTAATAATAATGTAACTCTACAGAATAATTGCTATCTGGAGTAGGTCCAATAATAAAATTACTAATATCAAAAACAGCGTAGTATTTTGGGGTTCCTGTCGTGCTAGGGTTAGGATTATAGGACTGGACATAGTCTGTATCTTTTAAATCTAAAAATACTTTTTCATTACTTGCATTAGTAAAAGATAACGAAAAAGATGCTAAATAATCAGACGGTAAAGCTAAAAATTGATTTGATGAAGTCATAGACCCCGTGCTGTTTTTTATAAAAAAACTTAACTGAATGTTTTTAAATATACGTTCTTCTGCAGCTTTAATAAAATCATTTAGATGATTAACAAAAGTAGTCTCATCATTTTCAGCATAATCTTGTATTGCTGTTTTTAAAGTGGCTAATGTAAAACTCATGGTGTACTCACTGTAACTGATCCAACATTTCCTGTTCCTGCTACTCCGTCAGGTGAAACATCTGAAGGAGCATCCACGGTAACAGCACTAATTTGTCCGATTCCAATAGTAGGTCTGAAAGTTGGTCCCTCAACTAAAGGAACACCCACTGCTACTATCAACGGTTCAACTCTATCTGGTCTAGGGTTTTTTATGGCTTGAGCATCTGAAAACTTACGTCTAGGTTCTAACTGTGGGTGTTTTCTTTCAAACTCATCAAACCCTACCAACATTCCTGTCCACTCTTTTTTCATCCTATGTAGTGGATAGCGAAAACCAGAACGGTCTGATATTCCAAAAGCTTTTTTACCAACAGCGTACTTTGACATTAGTTAACCCTATAATACTCTAAGCTTGGTGCAACATTAAAGGATGCTCTATCTCTATCCTCTGTCATAGCTCTTTCAAACTCTTCCTCATATATCGCTTTTAAAAACTGTGTTCTATTAGGTGCTTTCTTAATAGAAATATAATAAGCTAGTCCTGCGGCTAAACATGGATAGAATCTAAAAGGCACTTCCATAGTATTTTTAAAAGTATCCGCATCATCTATCCTGACTAATCGGTCAAAGATAAGTTGATCGGTGCTGTTTTCAGGAGTTGTCCAAACCTTTAAAACTGGAGTTATTTGTCTATCAAGAAAAAACTGTGAAGGTCTACCTGTACTTGTTTTATCTGGAATATTTAAATACTCATCTCTACTTAATCTTTCAATACCATAATCTGTATTATCTCGTCTTACAACAACAGATAAAATATCAATCGTATCTGCATCTAAATTATAAGACGCTGTGCCTGATATACATGTTACGGTGGTTTGTTTGATTGTCCACTGATTTAGTCCTCGATTTGCCCAATCAGCTAACAATAGATTTAGTGAGCGTTTCGCTGTTTTTAAATCATAACCAGTGCGTACTTCAACCCCACATCTTTCAAAAGCTTCTTCGATGTAGTCTGAAACATCTAGTTCAAAGTTTTTTGATCCTGAAGTTGTCATGGTTTAT